TTTCCATTACCAAGAACAGGTAATGTGTATTGATCTTCTGTTAGTCCTATTGCTTTTTGTGTTGATACTTGAAACAACACGGGTTTAGTATTGTAATTGTAAATAGCTTCTGGATTTACATCTCCTGGCTGAGGAGTAGAAGTCGCGATTAAACCAGGGAATAAATCACTTACAGTACCCACTAAATCAACTTGGTCAGCCGAGGGCACAGGATCAAACTGTCTATTACCCGTTTTATAAACGCCAGAAGCATCTTCTATAGTATTAATATTTGTTACTCTACCAAATAAAGAAACATCACTAGTGAATTGATTCTGCAGAGGTCCTACATCTTCTAAGTTTCTAGGTATTTTATTTATATTATCTGTTATAAGCGTAGAATAAGCTGTGTCTCCCTGTTCTTTTGTTTCACCTTTAATTGGATATCCATTTATTATTCCCGGTAGATATACATTATAGTAGTCTTGTTGCTGTTGTTTAGTAGCAAACTTATAACCATAAAAACCATTTACATTTATATCATAAGTTACAAATGTTTTTTCTTGACCAAATATACTAGGCTCGGGTCTGGTATTAGGTGTATCGTCAAATAAATAATTAGTAGCAACTTCTTCTTGTGTAAAAAACTCTACTGCTCTAACTCCTCCTGAATCACTTATTGGTGTTACGCTTGTTATCTCTGTATAGTCTATGTATAAACCTCTTAATTTTTTTCCAACAGCATAATAAGTGGCATATTCTGTTGGCCACGTTGGAAATAAAGGTCTATTTGTGCTAGAAGCAGTTCCTGTCGTATACTTGTATAAATTTGCAGCTGTATATAAAACTTCAAATTTAACAGTACTATTTAAAGTAACACCTGAATTAAAACTTAATGTAACTCCATTTGACAAGTTTGAAGAAAGGTTAAATGTTACAATTCCTGTTGAAGAATCATAAGAAGTTACAGTTGTTCCAGTGGCTATACCTGTTCCTGTAACTGTAGAACCTATAGATGGCTCATCAGAAGAAGGTGTTAAGTTTATAATACTGTAACTTGTACTTGGATTACCAGTTACATTTGTAGTTTCTCCTGTTAGTGTTGGATAAAAATCTACATCAGTGTATTGACCGTCTTGAGAAATAGTATATGAACTAGGGCTTTGTAACACCCAACCATTTCCATTATCTATAAGAACATTAAAAGTATTAGCTGCATTAGTTGCGTCGGCATATAATATTATTGTATCAAAATTAACTTGTGCTAAAGTTGCAACAATACACTGTGTTCCTATGCTATTAAAATAAGGATATAATGCACTAGGCGCACTTCCTGTTTTAATATCAACTGTATAATAATTTCCTTTTGCATAAGCACCTGGATAACCAGCAACGCCATTAGCGTTTACGTCTTCAGGTATTTGTTGTAAATAATATAAAGCTAAATTATCACCTTTCCAAGGTTGAACATCATTACTGAAACTAGCTGCTTTATAATCATAAAAATAATTAGAACCAGGCTGAGGATCTCCATTAGCGTCTAATAATCCATCATAGTTAGATAGTATTATATCTGTTTGTCTACCATATTTATCTGCTAATATAACACCAACTTGATAGTTTCTGTTTTGTTTTACGGAATGTTGAGGATATTCAACAAATTGTTGTGCGCTTTTTTCAGTAACATCTACGTAGTAATCTAAACCAACAGGTGCACTATAACCTTCTAAGTAATTAGAATACATTATTCTATTGCCTGATGTTTCTTGAGCTAATGCTCTAACAGGTACTTTGTCATAAACTCTTACTGATTGAGAAGCGGGTAGCGTTCTAATAGCATGCCTAGATTCGTAAGAATATTGATATATATTTGTATATTTTAAATTAGTTATAAAATTAGCATCAACTTTTATAGTTTCTATAACTTGATAAGCCTGCATATCAGACTGTTTAAATATTATATCTAAAGATTTTATTTTATATTTATTAATTATATCTACACAAGGTAATTCTATATTCAACACAGCATTGTTTATAGAGTTTTGCATAAACTCTACAACAGTAGTTATAAATGCTAGATTTTCATCATCATTAACAAATTGACCTTCTTGGTATGGTATAAAAACATCTTGACTAAAAGGTGAAACAACAGAATACTCGTTGTCATCAAATTTAAATCTATATGCAAACTTGACAAATTTATCTTTAATATAATCAGGATCACCTGTCCAACCAGTATAACCAGCATCTTTTATAACTCTTACAGAGTAACCATCTATTGTATTTCCATTTGTTTCAACGGTAACATTGTTGCCAGAAGGTGGAACTCTAAAATACGAATTGCTACTAGTGTCAGATGCCCAAAACCTAGCTTCAGTTGTTAAGTTTGTAAAACCTAAAGCTGTACTAATAGTTGAATTTCTATATCCACCTGGTAATGCGCTAAATCCATTTAAATCATTTCCAGGGTTATCCCATAAAAATTGACTTTTATATGGTGAAGATAAAGTACCAGCAATACCAATTATTTGACTATATTCAGTAGCTGTTGGTATTCTATGACCAATTGGTGCTAAACCCCTAGCGTCAAGAACAGCCCATTTATTATATAATAAACCATACGTAACTCCATTACCATTGTAGTTAGCGTAGTAACACCATCTACCTTCTTGATTTGTATCAGCATCAGCCCAAGCTGTTTGTGATGTAGCCTCTGGTATAGCGTCACCGTTCTTATATCTTTTTACAGCTAGATTAGAACTACTTATAGAATATATACCTAATTCAACCACAGCTGGATCAGCCGCATCAGACATTGTAGAGGGTAATAACACATCTATAAAAGGTGGCGCTTGCTCTGAAGCGTTAGCCCTTAAATTTAAAAATTCAGGTGGATTAAGCGGAGCATATTTAGCAACAGATATTTGATCTTCGTTAAAATAATAACCCAGCGGTTGGTCTACATTTATTTTTCTTGGTTGATTTCTATTATCAGTAAAGAATAATTGGTTTTCAATTAAACTAATACCTTCCATTCTACTTCCAGAGCAAAAATTTAAAAAACTACCTGATACTAAAACGTTGTTAGTGTTTGTTCTAGTTTGAAGAAAACCAATAGTACAAGTTGCGGTTAAAGGAGCTTTTATAGCGCAGTTAGTATGGTTTGTTCTAAAATAATAAAGTCTATTATTAGACTCATCAGCATAGGTTCCTATAATACTAAAACCAGTTGTTTCTCCAACAGCTGTAATATTATTACCTAATATAGATTCAACAGCGCCAACATCACTAGATTCTGATCTAGAAACAGCTATGTTTAAAGCGTCTCTATACTCGTTATTTGGAATTAATCTTTCATCTAAGTCTTTATTCATTTTAGACTTAATGAAATTATTTTTAGCTTCTGCCATTTGTTAATTTTTTATTTTTTCCAATTACCTTTTCTAGCAAATTCAATCATTTTATTTCTAGCATTTTTACCTTTAAAACTATAAACTTCTTTTCTTTCAACAGCTTGATCGTAAGTTTGGTTAGACCAACCACCACTTTCATCTCTATATATAGATGCCCAAGCGCTGTTTTTATTGTCATCAGCCATTAAATGACTAGATGGTTTATGGTTTTTAAATTGAGGCTTGTCATGAAATTTATAATTACCTTGTTCACCTGTAGTATAAATAGTGTTTCCTCCTCTAGACTTTCTAGCGTGGGCTTTTGGAAATAATTTAGGAAAATTATGATGATGCATTATTTTAGTGTTTAATCCATTTAGATTTACCTCTCATTACTTGTGATATTTCATCAAGTTTTATATTTGACAACCTTATTTTAGTATTTCTTAATTTAGATATTTTATCTTTTCTTAATCTTTGTACTACATATTCTGGTTGATTTATTCTAGTAGATATCAAAGAATATAGTATAGAAGCATACATAGCTTCTTCTGCCATTTTAGGAACTCTACTATCTAGATCATAAGCTAATCCATCTGAAATATATTCAAAAACAATTAATCTACCAGCTAAATTGCTTGAAAAAGAAAGTTTGTTTTCTCTTTCGTTTATATTAAACCAACCATTTCCCTGTGCTGTTTGTGGATCAAGACCATATAGTCTTCCATATCCAAAGCCGAAAAGACCTTCCCAGCCATAACCATATTCGGACTGATCAGCTGAATTAGGTATAGCGTTACCATCTAAATCTGTTAAAAGTCTAGAACTAGCAGTGTGCCATCTTTCTTGAGTTATAGAAGTTCCTTCTAAATCATTTCCAAAATTATCTTGTGTTGGAATGCCCTCTGAATCTTGAGCTTGTGTATAATAAGGACTTATAGTTAAGTTATTTGTTGGGTAAATAATATGTTTAACACCTAAAGCATCAATCCAAGAGCATCTTACATAATTAACATAATCTTGAGGTATAACTAACGTTAAAGAATCTGGTATAGTTAGTTCAGCTGATTTAATGCTCTTTAAGGTATCATAACTAAATTCTTGCATAGCTCTTTTTGCAAAAAATATAATATCACTTCTTTTTGTATTAGGTAGTAATTTGTCTTGACCAACATATCCAACTGAAAAATTGTTTATAATATCATTTAGTTTTATATATTGATAACTACCGTAATTATCTTCTACGGTTTGACCATAAGCTTTTTCAGCTTCTGTTTGACCATATTTACCACCGGTTAATATAGTTAACTGCACAACAATATATGCATTGTTGCCTGGGTCAGCTGTTAATGTTATTGTCTTATTGTTATTACTAAGAACAATCTCTGTAATCCATTCAGACCACGAACCAGCCATGCCGCTAGCACTAGTATATACCTTAAAATTATTTAAAGAATAATCAGGACTTGTAGGATTCCAACTTGTAGCACTACCTAAAAACAGTGGTGTGTCAAAGTCTGTTATAAATTGTTGACCACCCACTCCTACAGCAGCCCCTCTAAAACCTTGAGATCCAGCATAGTATTGCTCGTTATTCTCAGTTATTAGTCCATTATTTTGTGGTTGTATAGCCATGTTATGTTAGTTTCTTTCGTTTTGTTTTTCTTGTTGTATTTCAGCTGATGCAGCTTGAATAATCATTGGATCCTTAATAACAACACCCGCATAAAGTAATATTTGAAGTATAACATTTGATTGTTCTGTTATGTTTAATTCAAAGTCAACAGATGTATTTGGATCCCAAACATAAGAAAAGCTAGGTCCTGTTGCTGTAAAATTCCATACAACGTCAGCAGGTTTTCTTACATATGTAGCTTGAATGTTTCCATTTATTGTTTGAGGATATATTATTATTTGATTATTATTAAATATATAAACAGGAAAATAATCACTAGGTTTTGTTATTGTAGATAAATTAAGTAAAGCTAATTCATTTCTTTGAACAGGCTCAACGGCTTTATCATCTTTATATAAAACAGTACCTAGTTTATAAAAGTTCTGTGGATATAAAGTAATTCTTATAGTACTACCTGTGGCGATTGCGCCAGCAGTTAGTTGTAATGCTCCACCAGTTATAGTAAAGTTAGTGTAAGGTAAACCAGCCGCACCTGTTGGTGTTTCTAGTGTAACAACTACAGTACTGTCTTCTACTTGAGCTTGTGTTATTGTTGTTAGTGTATATGATGTTGCATTTAAAACTGTTGCGAAAACTTGTGTTCCGCTTGCCGCACCTGAAGAAGATGGTGGGCTAAAAAAAGCTGGATTACTACCAACTGGTGCTGTATAGGCGCACGTACCTATTTCTTTAAAAGCGTCTAATTTTTCTTGCACGCTTTTATATCTATCAGCGTATTCGCTATCATTTTGTGGCACACGCATTTGTTGATTTATTGTTTCAAAATAACCATCAACAATTTCTAATTGAACTTGAGTTGCTAATTTGTTAAACTCGTTTGGAGTTAAATAGCCTCTTTGTTCTTTGTTAATTATTAACAAGACTGTTTTATAGACTTGATCTACGTTTATTGCCATTTTTTATTTTTATTATAATATTGGGCCCGAGTAAACGAGCCCTATATTAGTATTACATGTTATTTAAACTTTTTCTCGATAGATTTAAATATTTCTACACCTTCGTCTGTTTTGAAGAAAGCAGCCATAGCTGAATAAGGATTTTCATCAAAAGGAACAGTCATTAGTTTCTTTTTATTACTAGCCCACGTAAAAAATCTTTGATCTGGAGATAAACTAATTATACCAGCCTCTGAAGCTTTTATAGCAAAGTTTCTTAATTGTACATTTTCATCATTAACTAGCTCTATAAAGAGTTGTGGATTTGATCTAGCAAATATTAACAAATCTCTTTTAAGTTCTTTAGAACCCATCGTAGATACCTTAGATCCAATTTCAACCCTTAGTATAGCCTCTGCCTGATCTATATCTATATCTTTAGCGTAAGTCATTGCAGCTACTTGTAATTCAAGTAAACCTAATTCGTCAGTTGCTTCTTGTACAGCGTTAAACTCGTCATAAGACTTTAATCTTGAAGGGTGATATAATGATAATAATTTTTGTAAATTTTGTTTTTCTTTTGGAACAAATAAAACACCGTCTTGAAAGACAATGTGACCCAATGTTACCTCACCTTTTTGATCTTCTACAAAAGGAGAATCTTGGTTTGTTGCGTATCTTAATTCTTTTTGTTTACCTGATTCTTCATCAAAATAAAGAAGCGAGTGCTTTCTTGTGTGTTTAGAAGGAATTGTAAACGTTAATGGTTCCATGTTATTTCTTAGAGTATATCTTCTATCTCTAATTTCCCAATTACTTGATGTTTCTTTTTTCATAATATAATATAATTAAATAATTTATAAAAGTAATAATTACCCCCGTTAATATAACGAGGGTAAGAATTACATTAATTTTGGATTTTTATAATCCTTTGAACAATACAAAGTTGTTAGCAGCTTGTACAACTAAACATCTTTCAGATAGGAAGTTAACTTCCATAGCATCAAGATCAGATGTAAATGCACCACCAGCAGAACCAGTTAACCAAGACTTCATACGTCTGTCATCTCCTTGAGATGCTCTGTAACGCACGTGTAAGAATGGTCTTCTAATGTTTGTTCCTAAGATTTGATCATAAACTGTAGAAGTTCCAGCAGGAATTAATACACCTTCAATAGAAGAAGGTCCTACCATAGCACCTCTTGTAGAAGCATCATTTAGGTATTTCCAATCAGTCTTATAAAAGTCGTAAGATCCTCTACGGAATCCGCTAAACCCTAAGTTTAAAGCCATTTCTTCAGAATTTTCAAATAGTCCAAAAGCAGTACCTCCAGCGTATCCACCAGAAATAGAAGCTAACATATCATCAAAATCCAAAGCTGTTTGTCTTTGTAAGAATAACATGTTTTCTTCAATTGCTCCTTGAGTATCTAAATTTTTCAAAATAGCATCAAATGCATCAATTCCAGCAGCAGCAGTAAATCCTGTTTGCACATTACCTCTTGCAGTAACAGCAGCAAAAAGACCTTGCGTACCATTTGCAGCAGCAATTGCTCCAGATCCAGCAGCAGCGATCTCACCTTCTACTAATGACATTTCTAAGTAATCTTCGAAACGTAATCTAGTTTCAGACTCAGCTTTTAAATACCATAAGTATCCAGAAGTTCCGTCTTCAGTAGCAACTTCAACCCAACCGATTTGTGCCATATCAGATCCATTTACAACGTATTTGTTTCTGATAATGATAGGTGAGTTAGAAAATTGAGTAAATTGTGGGTCAACACTGATATAACCAGTTGGTTGAGTAGCAGCATTAAAGTTTGGAGTACTAGATCCTTTTGCATATTCAGAACCGTATACAAATACTTTAACTTGACCTACTAATCCAGCAGCAGCAATTGTAGCAGCCGTGTAAGGTAAAGCAGTAATTGATCCGACACCAGCAGCGCCTGGAGTAGAAGCACTAACGTAGCACTTTACTTCAGCTCCAAAGTCGTCCATTACCACAACAGTAGCTCCAACTGATATAACATTTGTTACGCTAGCAGGAGTTCCTATCCAGTTAATAACATTAGCACCAGCTAAAGTAAGATTGTCATAAGCAATGTGTAATCTATTTTGTTCAGACCAAATTACTTGATCAGAAGTCATTGGCATTTCAGCGCCAACCATTCTTAAAAAGCCAGATAACGTTCTGTTTCCATAACGCTCTACTTCTTGTTCGTATACTTCAGGTAGATATTGTTGTGCAAAATCTACGAAGTTAGCACCTGCAGCATCGTTCCATTGTAGGTAGTTGCTGTTTAATACTTCCTGTGCTTGAGATGGGACTAAATTCCCAAATTGAGGTTGTAAACTCATAATTTTTAAATTGTTTTAGTTAAATTTTTTTGTTTTAATTTTTAGTTTTGAAGAATCAGCACCACTTATTGCTTTAATTTTCATACCATTAACAAAAACACTTCCACTGTTATTACCACCTTCTTTTCTTGTTTCTGTAGTAATATTTTTAGACTTAGCTACAACGTCTTTAACAGCGTCTGCTTTGCCTTGTTCATAAAAGTGTTGAGCTATAGTATCTGCATTTCTAGCAGCATACATGGCTTTGTGATAACCTTTTGGATCTTTTAAACTACCGTCATCTGCTAAGAACTTCGTAACAAAATTTGTTAAGTCTAATTGATTTTCAACTACTTCGTTAGGGTTTTTAACACCGTATCTAAAGCTTTTTTCTCCTAAATTAAAATCGAAACCTTCGAATTCTTTATTAAAAGTATCTTTAGTTATGCGCTCAAACTCTTCACGTTGTTTAAGTCTCACTTTTTCATCTTCATTATATCGGTTAAAAAAATCTACAGCTTTTTGTTGGTCTGGAGTAGAAGATGATTTCAACTTGATTTCATCATAATATTTATCTTTAAGACCATTTAAAAAAGTTTTAGCTTTTCCAACTTCTTCTTTATACGCAAGTTTCTTTTTTCTAATCTCGCGTTCTTCGTCCACTTGTTCGTCATATTTAAAATTATCTTCTAAAAGAAAATTAACTTCATCATACTCTAAATGTGGACGTGTATTTTTATAATATTCTCTAAGTAAAGTGGTATTATCAACATTTGAATAGTCAGCGTTTAACCTAACATAATCTTCAATAGTTGAACCAGGTACTTCTTGCATGAAGGAAACTAGCTTTTCAATGTTTTCAGGTAGTTTTTTACCTAATACTTCTTGATCTCTAATAGCTTCTTTTACCTCTGTTTTTACTTTTTTTATTTCTTCTTCGGATCTTGGTATTTCTTTAATAACATTTTCAGTGGCCCCTTTGTCTCCTTGTCCCACATCTTGCAGTTCCACCTTGGATCCCTCTTCGCGTAACACGCTTTCCTCTGAGCTTTGCTTTTGAATGGCATCTTCTTTGTTTTTTTGTGTTAAATCTACTTTAATAGGTTCTTCTTTTTTAATTGCAGCAAGATCCATTTTAATAGTTTCTTCTGGTACAATTAATTTTTTAGGCACTTTCTTTTTAACTTTAAAGTCACCTTCCTGTTTAACAGGTTTTTTTACTTCTGTTTCTTTTGACATAATATAATATAATTAAAAATTTATAATTCTTTATCTAGGATCAAACTGTTCTAATCCAAACCCTCCCAGTCCATCAAATCCTGCTGATTCAAAACTTTGAGGTAAAGTGTTGTTTTGTCTTTGGTTTATTAACTCAGACTCTTGTGTTCCTTGTTTTTCTATTCGATTATCTTTTCTATCTTCTATTTCTTGTTCTTTTTGTGTTTCTGCTTGTGCTTTTATTTGAGCTAATTTCATATTATAGCTAAATTCTTCAGCCATAAGCTCTTTTTTAACTTTAGCCTCTTGAAGCATTTTATTTATTTCAAACTGTATTTTTGCTTGCTCAATTTGTATTGTTGTTTCAGCTAAAGCCTGTTGCTTTTGCATTTCAGCTTCTATAGCTTGTTGAGCTGCTTGTGAGTTTGCCTGCGCTTGAGCCTGTATGTTCGCTTGTTGATTAGCCTGATCTCTCGCAGCTTTCTTTTTACGACTTTGTTTTAATAAAGCGTTTGCTAATTTTATATTTTTAACTTGACGAATATCAATAGCATCATCTAAATCAATACCACCAGATGCTAATGCGGTTTGAATATTTTGCTCTAATTGAGCTTTCATTTCATCGTCTGGTTCTAATTCTAAATATATACCAAAGTCTTGTAATGTTTTTTCCTGTAATTCCTCTAAAGTACCAGTGTTATAAGATGATATAGAGTCTATTAATGCAGCTCTAGTTAAAGGATAATCTAAGGCATCTGCTATTCTCAACGCTATATTTTCGCATGTTCTTAATGTTAGGTATAAACCACCTTGCATTACATGTCTTAACGCTGTATTTGAGTTTGCAGCTGCCATTTTTTGTAAACCAACTAAAGCATGTGCGTCAGGAGTACTAGCGTCAGTAGCTTCGTTTAACCCGGTTACATCTCTAATCATTTGTAAGTAATACTGATAAGTTTGTATTAAAGATCCTATTTTAGCATTACCAGAAGAAGTTTGAAGTTCTTGAATAGGAACTTTACCTCTATTTAAATCACCATCTTGTGTCATGGATCTACCTACTATACTACCAGTTTGAAAATACATGTTAAGTGCTTCCTGCGCATTATAGTTTGTGCCATTACCTAAATCAACTTCAGCTAAACCATCTACGTCAACAAAAACACCATCAGGAACCATTCTAGATAAAACTTGTTGTAGTTTTAAATGTGTTAATTGGATCATATCAGCAAAACCAGTTATTCTACTAACTGTTGATTCTATCATGCCCTTATACATTCTAGGAGCACATATAGAGTAATTCATGTTAACTTTTGTTACGTTAGAATTTGGCCTTGTCATATTTTCTGACATCTTCCACTCTAACATCATCTCATGACCTAATATTTTAGCGCCAGTATATAAAACCTCTATAGCTCTTCCAACTCTTTCAAAGTTATCACTTTCAGGCGGATTAAACGTATCGGGTTTTTCTAATGCTTTTTCTAATCCTTGATCTGTTTGTTTTATTTTAAATACTTGATTAGTATATGTTTTGTATTCAAAATATAAAACTTGAACTTGATTATAAGAATCTTGTTGTGCATAAAAGTTTCTAGTATAATTTGCATCACCAGGAAACTTTTCTATTTGTTTTAATTCATCATTTGTTAAACCAGGAAACTGTTTTTTTAATTCTACTAAACTAATAGATTTTACTTCTCCAGCATAATATATGTCTTCAAAGTTTGGATCTTCTGTATATGAATAAACTAAATTAGCAGGATCTACATAATTTAATGTAACACCATTTGATAAGTTAAAATCTGTTTTTACAGCACCTATACCTATTATAGTTAAATCAGATATTAATCTTCTTTTTATTAATTCATATTTATTAGCCGCTAAAACATTTTCTATAGCTTCTTCTTCTGCAATTTCTATAGATTGTTTGTAAGACAATTGCATGTGAAGATCTAATTCGTCTTGAGATTCAGGTATGTTATTAGGATCGTTGCTATTAAAAAAATCCATACCAGTAGCTTCATTTGTAGCTTGAATTATTTCTTTAGCATACATATCTTTCATTATAGCATCAGCATACTTTGTTCTTTGTTTTAAAGACTCAGGATCTTGCGCGTAAGCTTTTATATCAAAAATTTTTTGAGACATACCGTTTACTATTATATCTACAAATTTAGGTATAATAGGAACTGGTTTCCAGTCTAAATTTAAATAAGATAAATCACCATTAATAGATAATTCATCTTTATATTTTTGAACAGATTGTTCACCTCTAGCGTATAATCTTAGTCTATGAAAATTTAACCAACTATTTTGGTATCTATTTCCCATGCCACCTCTGTCTCCAGAAAACCATTCGCCTTCTATTGCGCGACCTACGGCGTAACCGTATTCGTAACCTTGCTTCTCTTCGTCTGATACTACTTGACTTGGAAATGAACCTACGTAATTAGTATATGTCATTTATTGTATTATTTGTGAACTATATCCTTCGTTATTATATTTTTTAAAACCTAATGGTTTTACTTCTAATTTTCTTTTAAAAACAGGATTATATTTGTTTTTATTACAAGCCATTACTGCTAACCCAGAACTAATAGAGGCATCATGTTTTGTTCTATTATTAATATCAAACCTAGCCCAATCATTTAGTGTTCTTTGAAAGTACATATTTCCATAAGATTCACCTAAATTACCAACATGTGTTTCTATGTATGACTCTATAGCGGCAGCGTGTGCTTGTTTTATATCTTCGCTTGAATTAGGTATTCCACCTATTTCTCTTTCTGTAACAGACAATTTAGCAATAGATTTATCTGGTCTATTCATTGAATACCCTCTATAACCTCTACGTTTAAAATAATAAAGCAGTCTAGGTTTATTGTTTTCGGCTAATATTGGCATACCATAAAATATACATGCCATAAGCACATCTTCAAAAAACATTTCTGCCGTCTGTGGTCTAGCTATATATTCTAAAAAAAACATATTAGGTGGTGCGTTTTCCATAGAAAACTTAGTTAAACCGTGTAGTGAACCATTTGATCCACGAGAATCAACAGTACCTGATATATCATAACTATCACAACCAAAAGCACCCATGTGATCGTTTGCTGGGTACTTTAATCCATTTTTCATTATTAAACGGTTCTGAAGATTTAACTCAGGTACCCAAGAAATTTTAAATCTACCATTTTCATTTGGTACAAATAAAACGCCATTTGGATTATCTTTTACACCACCGTGCCAATTAAAAGAACCTGTTGTTATTAACGATTCACTTTTGCAGTCTTCATTAAAATCAACTTGTTCATATATTTTTGTTAAATTAAATATTGATTGTTTTGCTTCGTCTCTAAAAGCGTGTTGTTCAGTTCTTGGAAATTGTCTATAAAATTCATTTAAACCGTCTTGATCTTTTTTTAAACCATTAACTTCATTTTGCCAATATTCAATTACTCCTATTTTTATCTCTTGCCCGTGAGGTCCAAAGGTTTTTTTATTTGGAGTTTCGAAGACAGGTAATCCATGAGAATCAATGTATCCTTCGTAGTTCCATTCCATAGGTATGAACAAAGAATAGAGTCCTGAGCGAGTCTGTCCATTGGCGTTTCTTTCTTTAATATCTGAATCATAGTATAATTTTTTAAAATTATCACCACCTTTATCTAAAGCGTTTGATGTTGAACCCATCATACATTTACCTATTATCTTACTACCTAATCTAAGTGTTGTTTTTGTAACGCGCCAATTATTTAATATATTGTTTGGTCTTTCCCATTTACCCGATTCATCATGAACGAGGAGTTTGAGCTTTTCACCATCGTAGGAGTTATCACCGGTGTTTTTCCAGTCGATTGTGGTATCCAAACCGGTAATTTCTTTAAGGGTTTGATTGGCGTCAAGTTTTCTACGGGTAAACTTGGATGCTGGTACTCTGTAGGCAAGTTCGGTTTTTGGACGGTCCATACCGTCTTGGATTGGTTTAAAGAAAAATGGATAATTAACGGATATTGGTACAACCTTATCTGTGAACATCTTTTTAGCATCGGGGCCAGATTTGGACAAAATCCCAAACCGTGAATCCGTTGAAATGGTCGCCATGTTGACGGTTTCGCCAGAGGCC